TAATCTAAAATTCTGTAAGCGTCATACCTATGATGCCCATTAATGATATAGCCATCTTTGTCTACTGTAATAGGCTTAAGTGTTCCTGCTTCTATCTTGTTAATTTTTCTCAGCAACTTTTCTACGCTTCTTTCGCGTTGAACAGACCGAATCTGCACTATAGACAGAACAGTAGTAGGAATATCACTGTCATCCACAGCAGGAGGCGGAAGGCCTCCGGTAGGGGCAGGATCATGCCTAGCGTCTATATAGCTATCACCTTCTTGCTCATACCCCATCCATATCATTCGTGGGTGTACCATTGAATCATTAGTTTCCAAACTAGACTCCTAACCTCTTGTAAAAGTCAATGTACTCATTCCATCGGAAGTAATCCCTGCGTAGGTAGCAATAGTGCAACCCATCATATACTGTAACATTTTCCTGATTCGACATCGTATCTCCTTTGCCATCTGCTAATTGTTTTAGTGCGAATGTCTTCCCACTTGTTATTTTCTATATCCCAAGCTACTATTGTATCTGAGATATCATACTGTTTGATCTTCTTGTCTCCTGCAAGCGTAAACCAGCCCGACAAAGTTCTACCACTGTTGACACTCATATACTCTATAAAAGTGTCTCCGTCGTATAAAGAATCTAGTACATTATCTTTGAAGTCCATATTGCTCACCAATTGTGTATGTTACCTGCTATAATAAAGAAACAAGTAATAAAGTTAACACCAACAATAATAGTTCTAATCATTGCTATTTTGTCTGCTTCGGCATCAGTTGCGCCTTCTTTCTCACCTATAGCCTTGGCCCACAATCTCCATAAGTTTTTCACTACACCCTCGTTAAATCTACTCCGTACCCAAGCAGGTGCTCTAGCTTACCTAGATCATATGCTGGAGAATATGCGTTGAATCCTCCAACTTCTGTGTTGGAGTATGAACTCTCGCTAGAATCTACTTTCTCGGGAATATAGATTGCATAGCAGGGAACCCCGTAGAGAGGTATATACTTAGCATCATCTAGTCTTCCTTTAATTTCTGCAGGGGCATGATGCGCTGCAGACCAAACTATCTCTTTCTCTGAGAATTCTTCAGCTACACACTCTTCTGGTAGATAAGCATTTTGTAGCCTATCTTCAAGAGAAGCAGGTCTCTGAGGAACTCCAATCCTTTCTAGAATTGCTTTTACGAAAGAAGCAGATCTATACAAACCTTTTGAAATATCACTAACTGTATCGCCTTGTAGATAAAAGGTAATTGCCTCTTTAATCTCACCAGCAGTGGCAGCTTTGCCTTTGTTAATAGCTTTTCTTCTAGTAGTATAGTCCTTACGTTCGTTATAGTCCTCCAGAACTTTTGTCAGTCTGGTCGTATTGTATGCTATATTTAGAATCTCGCACGCTTCCTTCTTCGTAATAGCTTTTACTGTAGAGGAGGTCGGATTCAAAAGAGCTATCACTCGCTCCAGATTTACATCCGTTAGGTTCTCGTAACTTTTCTTCTTTACTCTTGCCATTTTCTAATTCAATCTCCAACTTAAACATTAAACAACATACTGCGTGTGCTAGATGTGACAGCCCACTTTCTGGGTCTAACTCTTCATCATCTATGTGTGCAAATATGTGCCGAAGTGCACCGGAACTGTATCTATTATGTAGATTGTCTAGCTTCCTCCAATTTTCTTCGTCGTACTTCTGAGCGCCGAAGGTTAATACTTTAGCTACTTCTGTGAGTGCTTTCGGAGGGAGCAAATGCATTTTTGGCTTCTCTCCATCATATTTTATACCTTCCATTTTACAGCAATCCCTTCTGTTTGTCAAACGATTTTTGGAGATCACTATAGCCTCCGATAGGATAATCGTATAAAAAAATCTGCGGATATGTTGTAAACTTAACTTTTTCCCACAGCTCGTCCATCGTAAAATCTGAATCTAATTGTAAGTATGTAAACTCTACACCTTCACTCTTGAGTAAGCGTCTTGCTTTATCACAAAAGATACAGTCCTGTTTTCCATAAACAACATATGGTTTGACTACTCTCATTTTTCTACAAATTCCTCGATCATTGGAAATATGGGTTTCAAGGCTTCAGCACATTCTAGAGCGATATTTTGGTGTTCTAGTTGTGTACCGTTCCCGCTACGCAGTTGAATAAAGTGTACCCAGCTACGAATTGTTCCTGCCATATATAATCGTGATGGAGTGATACCTTCTGGTAAGACTGCTCTGGCTTGTTCTTTTGCGATACCGTTCTTTAACGCCCAGTTATAGGCTGTCATACATGCGTGCCAAGCATTTCTCTGCTTAGTTAACCATTCTAGATGTATGGGGCCGTCCTCTAGTCGTACAGAATTCTGTCGATTCTTAGGGTCTTGTCCACGAGCTTCTCTGAATGCAGGTATTGGTAACTCATCTACTGTTGCATATCTTTGGCTGAACTCTTGAAATGAGAACGACCTGTGCCGTAGTATCTGTCTAGCAATATCTCTGGTGGTGTCGATTTCCATTGTCACAGATACCATCTCTAAAGGAGACCAGTGTCCGTGCTTAATTAAGTATCGTACTAACTTTTCTGCTGTTTCTTCATTGTTTTGATTCGAAGGGTTTGATACCCTTGCTGCGAATGCTATATCGTTCAATACATCATCGCTAGATTTACTAACTATTCTAACTGCCACTATCTTGTAATCCTTTCGTTATAGTCTGCTTCTGTTTCATCCCACCACTCTGGTTTGTCCCTGTATTTCCAGCTAGCAAATGTTGCTTTGTCCTTGTGATAAAAGGCTCTGTAGCTGGAAATGGGATCATCGGACTTGAGTTCGTCGGGCATAGCCTGTGCAAAGGTACTAAGACCGGTACTGGGTAAGCTGATATCAGGTAGCTTGAGTATGACCTCATGCACTGATTTATGTTCTTTACCGTAGCGGTATCTATACTCATCGTTGAGCGCGAGACCGTAGCAGAATAACCATTCGTAGTTCTGCTGGGACTGTCTAGCCCATATAGTACAGGGGTGATTGTACATAGTGGGAAGATAAGGAAAGTCCCTAACAGGATTTTTCTTTGCTTCTTTAACAACTGCCCACTCCTCTCTTGTAAGTTTTTGGGGTACATAGCCAAGGTACTTATCTATCCAGTGATTGGTACAGAGCATTTGTGCTGCCTCTAAAGGCATCTTTACAATATGCTTGTCAACGTGATATTCAGCACACTTGTCTAAATCTTCATCTAATATAAAAATATTCATAGTGTGTATTATGACACCTTGTTATTAATTTGTCAAGAATAATTTGATTACAAACTATCTTTCTTTCTCCACTGTCGTAACCAGGTAGACCCATTGCGTTCAGCATCCATAAATACTGCGTTTGTGAACCCTATGGGTATAATTACTGCCAAATGAATAAAGATGCTTGCTAATGTACTATAGTTCACCCAGCCCAAGTAGTGGCTTGCTATAAAGCCAAAGTAAGCACTCCACATTGTAAATAAAGCTAATGTGAAGTACATTTGCAAACTAGGATCACCTATAAATCTTAATGGATTAAACCTTACATCCATAACATACCGCCAACTATCAACCATAAATATGGTTGCTCTTTTCAATCGTATCATACGTTTTCCAATCTAGTCATTAATCTTTCAGCTCTATTAGGTACTTGTCTGTACCATAATGAGTCCCTTCCTTCTTTTGCAGCTTCTGCCCAATCTTCTTTGTTCAAAGCTGCGTGCATGTTCTTAAATTTAGATAACCGTGGTCTACCTAGATTGAACATCATATTTACGAGAATTTCTTGAACTTCCCCTGGCCAATCGTCGAAGTAGTCCTCTCGGTACAGGATTAAACACTCTCGTATGGACGTATGTAAATCTTTCATAAACACTGACTTGACTCGATCGGCGCTAACCCTCGTTCCAATCTCTAATCCAAATTCCTCGTCGTCTTTTGTTACCAGATGGCCGACTCCAAAAGTAGGATATCCCAAATGGTCATTGTAAATTTCATACTTGACTCCTTCGTCTAATTGTAGCTGTTTGTATACGTTATCTTGATTCATCTGCAGTCCTCTGCTTTATTTAACTCGCCTGTGTACTCATAGAAGTACTGACGTTCTGTTAAGAATAAAATTTTATAGTCATCTGACTTATTGCTGGAGTATTCTTCCAAATCCTCTAGTAAACACCAGTCTCCGTTTGGCCACTCACACAATTCTACTAAGTCATGCTGTGACATTTCTTTGCTCCTCAGTCTCAGGTGCGTCCTTCGCTTCATTACTCTCGTCCTCCCCGTAACGACCCCGCTCACGATTTCCATCACCGTTTAGCTCTGTTAGATCCTGTTGGGTTTCTTTAAAATTTCTTTCCATTACTTTTCCCTGCTTACGCCTTGAACTTTTTCGTAACTTCTCATGGCCCCTAAACCTAGCATACCCATCATTACGGGAGTGAGTGCTTCTGTGTCTACTGGGGGTAATTCTATCCATACAGAAAGTATGGGGTGTACTATCACATTATATAGCAGCCCTAAGCCACAGGTCCAACCAATTGCTGGTCGCCACCCTGCTACAAATAAGGATTTATGTGCAGCTTCGACTTTGTTTACTTCTAGTTGTGCTAACTGTTGTGCGTGATGCTGTTTATCTGCTAGTGTAGCTATTTCGTGAGCTAACTTATTAGCTTGATCTTTGTCTTCTATAAATTCTGAAACTAAGCCTGATACAGGCCCAACTAACTCTTTTAGAAATCCAAGTGCCATTATATTTCCTTATAAGAACTATATAGTGAAGAAGGGACTATTAAGTCCCTCCAGTTTTACTACCAAGCTAGCGCTGATAACGTCCCCATTACTATGGCCAATGACCATATGAAATCACAGAGTATACCATCGCAGGCAATCTCTTCTAGCCTCATTTTCATCTTTTTCACTATTTCTCTCTTCCTGGGCGTTTGTGGTGCTCCGACCTGTTATCAATTTATCCAATGTAAATAAATCTGTATTGAAAAATACAGAAGCATTACTGAAACCCCAAGAGTCGTTCCATTAATCATAGTGTGTAAATAGCTCTTCGTCATTTACGTCAAGCTTTCCTACTTCCAGTAACCATTCTATTGTATCTATGGTTCCTTCTCTCTTACCTAACTTGAAGCTGCTATACATAGCACCTGCTATTATAAAAGCTAAAAGAGCGTAAAACTCGATACCGGTCATTGAACTACTCCTGTTTTTTCTTTTTGTCTTCTTGGGATTTCTAAGATATTATAGGGGAATTCGGTTGTAAAGTCAAGTATTATTTTTGAGTGACTGTTAAAAATAACACTTGACTTTGGAGGTTATTACTATTATAATTATACCTATAATGAAATAGGAAATCTATGAAATATACGAGAAGACCTTGGACACATGACGAGAGAATTACACTATCTAAGCAATACTACTCGTCTGACTGTGAAAGGCTACAACAACTGTTTCCTGACCGATCTTACAACTCTTGTGTAAAACAGGCTAAGTATTTAAGAGATCGCGGTTGGGTATTTACAAAGAAGAGTAAGGAATAATGCCAAAGAAAAGAACAAACACAGAAGAGCTTATAGAACAGCTAGAGATGGAACTTGACGTTCCTGAGCTGGACTTTGAGAAAGATACTTATGTAGACGATGACTACGAAGATGATGGACAACCCGATACCTACACAGAGTATCAAGACCTTTACGAAGGCGATGATAGCTTTGGAGAACATTATTAAGGTATCGGTAAGAAACGGCAATCTAAATAGTGCCATTAGAACATTAAAACGAAATACTAAAGACACCCTCATTGAATTGAGAGAAAAGCAACATTACGAGAAGCCTAGCTCCAAAAGGAACAAAGCGAAAGCATCAGCTCGTATCAGAGAACAAAAAAGGCAAAGAGATGATAAGCGGAACAAATTTTGAGTTAGTTGGTGACTTCATGGAAGCGTTTGGACAAACGTGTGAAGTAGAGCCTACATTAAGTGACTTCAATACTCGAGAGCTAAGAATCTCTTTAATTGAAGAAGAGTTGGACGAACTGAAGCAGGCTATCGAAGATAGAGATGTTGTAGATGTAGCAGACGCACTTACTGATCTGCTGTATGTTATATACGGAGCAGGCCAATCTTTCGGCATTGATTTAGACGAGTGTTTTGCCGAAGTGCATTACAGTAATATGTCTAAGCTAGAGAACGGAAAGCCCATCTATCGTGAAGATGGTAAAGTATTGAAGGGTAAGGATTACTTCCCACCAAATCTGGAGGCAGTGTTAGATGTATAAGTATTTTGTAGTAGGGGCACTTTTATTAGTGTCCACAGAAGCAGTGGCAGAGCCATATATTGAGTATAAGAATGAACTTCCTTTCAAGGGAGAGAAATCACAGGATGTAACTCAGCATCTTAGGTTAGGTTATCAATTCGATAATAAAATGTATCTTGAAGCAGGTCCGATGACGGATGGTTATAGCTTTGAGACTGGTTATAAGTTTAAGATGGATAACTTAATAATAAAAGGGAAGTTCGAAGGAGCTGACTCCGACGAGCGCGATTATATTAAAAGCAAACTCGAGACAGAGATTCGCTATACATTTTAGGGGAAAGGGATGAACAAGAATATGAATTTGACGAAATGGATATTTATTGAAGGTACTATAACAGAGGCAGATCGTAAGGCAGGAGAATTTGTTTTAATTCCTACTCTTACTCTGGAGTATCTAAATTATAGAGAAGAGGGAATCGACTGGACACTTAGGTTTTCCTGGTTGCTTGCACACTTAGAAATTACATTTAACCATAAGGGAGCGTAATGGAAATAAGTGCTATAACCCCGTTGAGCCATACAGGTTCAACGCCTAACACAAGACAGGATGTTGATGTTGTTACTAGCGTCAACAAAATGCCTGATGGTTCTCACAAGGTGAGCCAGGACTACTATGTTACTACTCTCTATGATAGAAATGGTACATTGCAGAGTGTACAGAGAAGTTTCTCACTCGATTATACTATATAGCAAAAAGGGGCTTAACGCCCCTTTTTTTGTTCCTTAAAGTCTTCTACAAGTTTTTGCAAATCTAATAGTTTTACTAAGAGTGTTGCTTTTTCAAGTGCAGAAGGGCTGTCTTCCATTATGTTTTTTATATGGTATACTAGAGAGTCTACTGACTGCTCTAGCGCCCTTAACCTAGATTCATCACTGTTCATCAAATGGTAGTTCCTCCTGTATGCCACGGTCTAGCGTATATTCATGCTCTTCGATAGCATCTTTGAGTATCCTCGTAATTGACATTGTCAATAGCATAGCTAATGCCTCTTGGTCTAATTCCATTTTCAGGTTGGCACTACCATCCCAAAACTCTTCTACATCTGTTACTTCAATTTCCATACTAACTCCTGTTATTTATTGGTTTCGCCACACTTTTATCTATATAGACGCCCACATTATCTCTCCTGCTATTTCGCTTAAATAAAATATAATTGGTAGATTGAGTACAATTAATACTAATCCTACGAGGTCACATATCATCTAACAACTCCACTATTACCCAAAGTAATACTAGGTATGCTGCGACGAGTATTGACCACG